CATTGTATGTTGGTCATACTGGACCTCGGTTTCAGTTTGACGAATAGGATCGACAAAGACGTAATAGGTCGTAATCGTCCCCCCGCTGGTATCACTAACGGTCGCATGGATTGACATTTTTTGGTTTCTAACAACTCTTAAATCCATGACCTGCTCATTGGTCAAAGAACCGGTATAATCTTTCTGATAATTAATTGTATGCACTGTGGCTATCCTTTTCTTAAGCGAATTTATTAGATCTTAAATTTGACTGAACCGCGTTTACATCTGTTTGCATTAAAAGTTCTGTCCTCCCCTGTGATGCCGACGAAGGCTTTAACCCCTTCATCGAGCCCTTTGACTCTACCTTGTATTGCTGCTGCTGTCTTCGCATAAAGTCGGGGTTCTGGTAGGGAACAACCCCTTCCCCGAAAAGTGTATTTAATTGCGCCATAAAAGAATTAGGGTAAGCTTTATCCGTATCAGATAAATCTTTCGCCATAACTGTCCGTATTTCTCTGAGCATTTCCGGGTAGACCTTTTCACCTACCTCGACCGTTTCTTGCATTAGGGTACCATCGGAAAGGTCATCGAATAACGTGCCCGTGAAATCTAGAACGGCCCCCAGATACCTCTCAAATTGAGACATGGCCATCGGGTCAATTTCGCTTTTCTGATAAAGCTTCGGCTGGTAATTGCTGTAGCTCCCGCTTCTTTTTGGGGATTTTTCGTTAAGAAGTTTCATTGCCCTTACTTTGGTCTTCATTACCTCTTGAGCAACCAGAGGAGCCACCACGTTTAAATCATGCAATTCTGACTCTACCATTGTGGCGAACATTTGAGGGTTGCTTGCGACTGACTCTATTTGGTTGACGAGGCTATGGAGCTTTTCCGGTTTAGTGTCCCCCTCTAGAGGAGCGCCGGTAAAGGTGAGCGACGTTAGTGCTTTAACCGTTACAGGTAAGCCAACCTCTCTACTTCGTTTAGCGGTCCCTTTTACGATTGCCGAAGCTCTTTTGGCTATGTCGTCAATTTTGCCATTTCTTACAGAGGCAAGCTTGGACATAAATCTTGCACCTGCGTGAGTTAATGACGTTCCGTTCTCTTTGAGGTATTTCGTTGTAGCCGCGCCGATGGTTGCGCCAATAGCGCCTCCCCACGGACCCCCTCCGGTGGTGCCGAGGATTGCCCCTGTAGCGGTCATTAGTAACCCACTCATAGAGGTCTGACTATTTACCGTGGAGCGAAACGCTCTATCTTTGGCAATGCTGTGGAAAGTATCAGCGTACCCGTACTCTCTTTTAAGGCGTCTAAAATTGTCGATATCTAAATCCCCAACGATATCTCTACCCGCTTGGCCAAGCTGTCGCCAATGCTTAATAACTTCGTCCGATGCTTCGTCTAATACATCGCGCCAAATACCGCCGACCTTTTTCGCGTAGTCGGGTATCTCACTTGCGCCAAGTTTGTCGAATCTTGATTTGTCCCAATAAGATTTTTTATTAAGGTGGCCTTCCATGATGGCTATATTCTGGAGGCCATCCACTTCTTTATAGATTTTTTGAATATCGGCGTCCGATAGGCGTTGAAGATCTGCAATCATATCCCCAACTAAATCCTCCATAGGCGTTAAATCTCGATTAACCCCCAGAGCGTCGTTCATTGAGTCGTCTAAGTATTGACGGTGAAAGGACGGCTCGTCTGCGGTTATATCGGCCCCATCTCGGTACCTTATATCACTCCTTGCCTGGTCGGACGCGAGGGCGTCATCAAGGTCTTTACCTATCCGCGCAACGCCTTTTTCCGCTTCCGCCACCTCTTGCTTCGCGCCTCTTTTTCTCATGTCGAGGCCAAGGTCTAAGTCCTCTCGCGGTCGGATGCCTCCCTCTCGGTGCTTTTTAGCTTCCCTTATGATGTCTTCGAGATTTCTATTCGTTAGACCTGCGTATTCTTGTATTCGGTCCAGGGTTCGATTCGTTCCGTACTTAACATCTAATTTTAGGCTGCGCTCAAGCTCGTTAATTAGCGCAATCTTTTTAACGTTTGTTACTGCGTCGTCTGCGGCGTTTCTGAGAGCCGGGGTAGCATTGTTTGGGACTACTTTTCTGTCCCGACTAAGCGCGGTTAATCGCTTAATTAGCTCGTCTGGTGATAGCCCGAATCCCCCCTTTTTAAATGTCTCAAAAACATCCGGGCTAATCTCCTCTAGCGTATTGGTGAAGGCTCCAAGCTCTTGGCCGATTTGAAGTCTTTTCGTTTCTAGCTTTTCCGCTATCTCTTCCCAGGTTTCCCCCGCCTTGATAGGCGGAACGCCATCGACTGTTGTATCTTTTAGCCAAGTTTTCGCCGCGTCAATTTGTTCCTGGGTCCACTTTTCATTAATTAGGCGTTCATCTTTGAGCATCGGCCCAAGGGATTCGTATCCTGCGTCTTTCGAGATTTGATTAAAAAATCCCTCCGCGCTTGTCACATGGGTTGGGAGCGTAATGGGTAGAGACTTAGCTACTGCCTTCATTGCCGGCGCAGCGTAGTTTCTAATCCCCGACATAATGGGAACGCTTGCGAACCCTAAGCCGCCACCAATAGCCAGCCCCGTAGCCGCCCCTGACCCGATAGTGGAGGCAAGTGTTTGCCCGGTTAGCTCTGCCTTTTGCAGCCCTATCTGGTGGATTGCTTCGCCGGTTCCATACAAGGCCCCGTCTATCGTTCCCTCGATAGCCCCAGATGCGGCTTTCTTCATTAGTTTTTGACCGAAAGTTTTTTCGGCCATTTTAGCGGTAGCCTGAGCGCCGCTCTTCGCCGCCATCTTAGCGCCGCCTCGAACCAATGCGCCATAGCCGCCGGTTCCCACAAGACCGGCGACACTACCCGCGATATCCCCCGCCACAAATTCATCGGGGCGGAACGCCTCATAAGCTTCGACATCTACACCTAATTTACTTAGGAGTGGGGAGGAGAGGCCGAAGCTCAAGCCTTTAGCGGCACCTAAACCGGCGGAAGTTAATCCAGGCAAAAAACCGCTATATTCTTTTTCTAGTTCTCGCCCCTCTCGGGACATCGTATCTTCTAAGTTGTATCCGTGTTTAAAGGCGTCTTGGACATCCTTCAAGGCAACTTTTACGACTTCACCATTATTGGCCACCATCTCAAGGCGACCATCACTAACTAAATCAGAGGGAATATTAAACTCCCCCGAGCGGAGATACTTGTAAACATCCCCCGGAGCGACTTCAACAACCTCCCGCGTTCCCTTTCTGATTAAATTAGCCATCTATTACTTTATCCCTCGCTCTTTGCGCGTTTTCCAGTTTGCGGGGTCATTGACCATTCTTACGCCACCAAGGGCGGCTAAGGCTTTTGCCTGTCTTTTATCGAGAACCCTTTGCTGGTCTGCACTTCTACCAGAGCGCGTAACTGAGCCCTGTGCGCCTGTGCCAATGGCGTCACCTTTAAATGAAGCCTCGGGCATGTGATAATGAGTTAAAGAGCCTACGTGTGATGTTAGCGCCCCTCTAAAGCTCTTTGCTAACTGGTCAAGAACAGCGTCAACACGGTCTGCGCCCATTTTTTCCAGGGCAGGGTAGCTGGAGCCTGGAAGCATATCGTTTAATTGTTTCCATTCAAATTCTTGAAGAACCCCTTTGTCCCAAACATCCCCTAAGCGAGCAATAAGGGCTTGAAGCGCGGCGTCCAAGGCTGCTCTTTTGTCGCTAGGTTTAAGTGCAAGCCCCGCTTTCTTCCATGCTTCCCTGTATTGCTCAAGAGCGCCGATTGCTATGTGGCTCTTTCTCGCTGTTTCGGTAACGGCGTTTCTAGCCTTTACGTCCACATCGGCTGGCCCGGTGTACCTGACCGGATTCCCAGCGAAGTCATTAAAGCCAGCGAATTGCCGCTGTTCGGCCTCCATAGCTGCTTTGGCTAGTGCCGCTTGAATCTTATTTTTTTGCGACATTAGTTGCCCCTGAATGGCAAGGGCTTGGTCTTTTTGTATGCCACCTTTAAGTTGTGCGATTTCTTTTTGAATACTGTTAGCCGCTGCACCATATTGAGCCACTGCTGTCCCAAGGGTTGCCACGCGATCATCATTGTAGCGATTCATCCAAAAGGCATACTCTCCCCGCGCTCTGGCGGGAGCCCCGCGCTTATGTCGAAAGTTTTCTTTTTGGGCGTCAATGTCGTTAGCTATGGCAAACTTATAAAGCTCTAGAGCCGTGTTTGGCCGGCCACTCTTGGACGAAGCCCATGCCCCCATGCTCACGGCGAGCCCTGCCAAGATTTGCGACGTAACACCGCCATAGGCTCTATTGGGGTTAATCTCCGAAGCCCTGGCGAGGTTTCGCATCGCAGTGGCTTTTCTGCGGAGCATGTCTTTAGCCGCTTCGGGGGAGAACCCAACGCGATGGGGGTCAAACTCGATTTGTCTTTTCCAAAGCTTTATCTGGTCCATCGTTGCGCCAGGATATTGCGCCATTAGCTGGGCTTCTTCCATGTTCTCGTCGAAACGCGCCTGGTACTTTTGTCGGTTTTCCTGCCATTTCTTTTGAATTCTTAACTTGGCCTCGGCTAAAGTCTCTTGCTCGCCCGTTCCGTAGTCGGCTGTCAGCCCTAGTAGCTCGGCTTGCTTTTCCCCAATCTGGCCTAGCTTGTTGGCAATCTGCCCCTGCATCCAGATTTGGCGATTAATACCGCTTAGGTATTTATCTTCGGATTCTTTGACCTTGGCCGTTAGTTCTTCGTTGGGCTCGGTCCTCCACGCGCCAGTATCGAGGTCTAGTCCTGCGTCCTTTTGGGTTGCGCCTTGTGTAGCACTTTGCGTAGCGGCAGTCGGGCCCAAAGGTCTTTCGCCAAGCTTAAAATCTAGGTGCGACCGGCGACCTGCTTTGCCCTGCTCCCCGTACAAAAACTGCTCCAAGGCTCCCGGTCTAGATTCTCGGTCTTTCTCGATAGCTGCCTGAGTCCTGGCATCCTCCGCAACTTGGGATTCCTCCATAGCCAAGTCACCTTCGAGGTCTTCCCCGTCAAGGTATCCTAGCTCTTCTTCGAGCATTGCAATCGCGGCTTCATCACCATTCGCCATCTTAGTACCCCTTCCTTCGCTGGCTATTCATTATGCCTTGTTGAAGTGCTTCCAGCATTTGGTCTTCCTGGGCGGCTAGAATGTTTGCCTCCTCTTCTATCCCAATGCGTTCCATCACGGGCATCTTTTCGGTCTCAAACGCCTGGAGAGCGCCGGATGGTTGCATCTCCCATTCCTGCATAGCCCCGCGCATATCCCCCCTGGCTTTGGTGGAGAGAGGGTGGAGCGCAGGGTCAGCAATCCCCGCTCCTCCTAAGCCGCCAGAAGTATCACGGCTTACAGGCTTCCTAAATTGCGACTTTTCAAAATCCTTAAGAACCCCCCACTCGTCGCTAGGTTCAAAGCGCCTCTCATGCTCTTGCAGTACCCCGCGCTTATCGCCGGTCATTGCATTAAGCTTACCGTCTAAATCAACAAGAGCATTTCTAAGGTTTTTGTTTTCGGCCCCTAGCTGCCCAACGGATGCCAGCAATGCACTTGTAGCTTTTTGATTATCAAATCCAAGAACGGGGTCTTCGCGGGTTCCCGCGTTAGTAACAACTCCGGGGGGTGTATCGTTGGCCAACACACCAAGGCGCTGGTCCCGAGGGTCAGCCCCTTTGTAGTTAAATGTCTTAGGGGCGAGCGAGTCAATAAATCGTCGAGTCTCCATTCCGGCGGGAGCGATATTTTCTTTAAGTTTTTCATCCGAGAAAATCATCCCGATAACTTTCGCGGCAGTTTCAACGGCGCTACTCTTAAACGCTTCTTCGCCCTCCCTGTTCTCGCCAGTTGCTTGCACCTTGTCTATTTCCCCCTCTAGCTCCTGCCTCTTAAACTCTTGAAGCTTTTCTTCTTCCAGTGCCCGTCGCCTAGATTCTTCGGAGGCCAACGCCCCCGCCGCCCTTTGGCGGGCGTCAATCGTTGCGGCCTCTAATATTTGTGGCGCTTGGCGAAGCGTTGCCGCCTTTGCCCCTCTAGCTAATCGCTCCCTAGCTGCCGCATTCTCCATACCTGCACCTTGAACGAGGCCGTATGACTGCCGCGCCCCCTGATCAAGCTGCCCGCGCAATTTTTGAACCCCCGCAGATTCACGATTCCCCATTGCGATAGCGCGAAGCCTGTCTATCTCTCGCGCTCTTCGAGGGTGTTCTGCATCGGGGGAAACATAATAATTTCGTGCCGGGACAGAATCCAGTCCAGAGTCAAACGCGTAGTCTAATTTTGCGCCAGTAGGATTTGAGAACGTCTCAGTAATTGTCGCCATTTTATAAGTCCATTTCCCCGGGGCCCGGAGGGAAGGCTTCGGCACTACTTTGGTCGCCAATGCCATGCATTCTATCTATGTTATCAAGGTCTTTTTCTCGCTGTAAGGCTTCGCTCGCGGCTTTTTGGTCTTGGCCTCGACTCCAATCAGCGTATATCCCCGCCCCCTGGACCCCTGCTCTTGACCATTTGTCGGCGTTTCTTACTCTTGCCTCTTGGAGTAGCCCATGGTTGATTTTGCTGATAACCCCCTTGCGCTCGCCTTCCGCCAAGGCTCGCATCCATTTCATTTGCTCTTCGTCGCCGTACAGCCCCCCAAGGATGTCGGTCATTTTAGCCACGTCGTTTAATACCCCTGCGGCCGACGCCCTGGTGGTTGCCGTTTGAGCCCTCGATGCCGCTCCCAAGCCAGATGCCACACCTAATGGACCTCCAGACCGAATCCCAGATTTAGCCATCTGGGAAATTGCGTCTAATTGGCTCCTGCCTCTTACGTCTTCCGACGATAGGCCGCGCACATCCTCAACGCGTTGCATCGCGTCAATCATGTTTTGGTTGTATCTGTTTTCGGCTGCCTTAGGGTCGGTCGTAACTTTAAGCTGCATATGTCGGTCGAAGACTACCCCGGCAGGGTCAAGAATCCCCTTTGCAAGATCCCCTGCGGTTCCTCTGTATTTCCAATTATCCGGGTCGGTAAGATAGAGGCCGCCTTGCTGAAACTGGCCTTTATTTTTCCCCTGAAAACTAGGGTGGCCACCGCCCGCCGCTTCTTTTTTTCTACGACTTGCTTGAACCGCGTCTATTTCAGCTTGGCTTAATCCTGCCATAACCTTCTCCTACGTTAACGTTTTAGCCGTCCCTAGTTTAAATGTCCCTGCCCTAACACCTAACTCTATGCCTATTCCGTCAAGCTGATAGCTCTCAAATGAGCCCGATGTGGGCGTGTCGCTAATAGTCAGCTTTATCGCCCTGGCTTTTTGATTCCCTACGTGCTGCCGAAGGATGTAGGGCGATGAGTTGGCCGAAGTAATCACCAGTGTTTGGGCGTCGGTAATGGATTCGTCGTAGTTGCTATAAATCGTACAATTTAAAGTATGGTCTGATTTATAGGTTCCGCTAATCAAGATATTGTAGAACCGGGCCATGTGAAGAAACTGCTCTGACCGGAACCAGGGGGTTGTCACCAATAAGCTATAATCAAAGGTGGAGCTTCCTATGTCGGTAAATCCAGCGTTCTGCTCCAACAGGTAGCCATTTGGGATAGAGAAGTTAAGAGTACCGTCATGAACCATCATCCCGGTCGGGGTTATCACTGAGCCGAAAGCACTGTATCTAGGCTTCCAGATTGACCAAGCATTAAACACATAGTTGTAGACGAGAATCGCAATGGACTTTTTTCCCCCCGAAGTCAGCCCAAAGTAAACCTCCCCTTGAGTATCGTTGACTACAACCCTGGTAGGCTCGTACTCGTCAACGGTGTCCTCGACTGGAGCGCCAATCCATTCCATTTGCATGGATGGGGATACCCGGTAGATTCCGCCCTTCGCTCTGTATATAAACCCCACGGGGGAGTTTCCGCGAGCGCACCCTGCGTTAGCCCCCGAATCCCTGGAAAAAATAGTCGGGGGAGAGAAATCTGTCCCTATCCCGGCTGCGTTGGGTCCATCCCCTGCGAGGAAATAGGCGTTCTCAGTGGTTATCACAACTAAGTAATCCCTCACTGCGCCGATGCAGGATATGGAGGCCGAGTAATTTTCAATCGGCTTAACTTGAAGGTCAGAAAACTCTGCCCCTCTTTTTGGCGTTAATTTTTTTGAGTACCAGATAGAGCCATCAATGATAGACAAAAAGATTCTGTTCTTATGGAGAGTAATGTCGGTGGAGCATGGTGGGGCAATGTTGCCAAAAACGTCGCCAGCATCGCCAGTTGAATAAATAGGCTCATTATCTCCTAGCGCATTATTGCTTACCAATGAGTCGTCAACAGATTGGGTCGAGGCTGAAAAATCAACCCGCGCCGATGCTGCCCGATGAAATATGGCACCGGTCATCGTAGTTCGGTAAAGAACAATGGTCGGATTGCTTAAGCCGTTAGCTAGTGATTTCTGAGTCCATTGCGGCGTGTAGACTATAAGCCTAATGCGGCCCGTCGATCCTGTCGCTCCATCGACCGTGGCGGTTACTCCGTCCGATGGGTAAGACCTTTGGATGTCGCCATTAGCATTTGTCCACTCGTAAACAATCTTGTACTTGTACGCCGCGCTATCGGCCAGAACGCCGCCCGCTAGTTGGACCTTCCCCGATTCGGATGAACCGTAAGTGTCCTCAATCGTAAACGTGTTGGTTGTCTTATCGACCGCAGTTACCGTGGCCCCCGCCTGATTGTAGCTAGTGGTCCCAGAGATATCGACCGAATCCCCCACTTCAAGGCCGTGTGGCGTTGAGGTATTTATCTGGAAAATGGTCAAAGCCGGAGGACCGGAGCCGCCATCGCCAGCGCCCGTGATTTGGTAACTGCTAACTATTTGCGTTGTCTGAGGGTAGGTAAGAAACCCGTTTTCCTTCATGGAGTCGCCGGCGTACTCCCATAAAAGACCCCCGCACAATAAAAGCGAACCGCTTCCATCTGCCGAAGGGAGGTTCCGCGCAGGGTCCAAATCAAGCTCTGCATAGGAAGGATTAAAAACGCTGGCGCTCGTATAAACAGCACTGCCCCCATCTGCTACCCCTGAAAACCTGGAGGAGCCGTAAGCGAACTTGGATGATGAAACGGTGGTTACACGCGCCACTCCCCAGAAAAGCGTTCTATCGTCAACGGAATTAGGTAGCCAATCCGTTGACGCACAATTCCCGCCAAGCCCTGTGCCGCCTGTTGCGATGATGTTTCCATCCGTATCGCTAATCAGGTTAATGGAAGAAAGGAAATTAACATACGTGAAATCCGCCATTCCACCGCCACTATAAAGAGAGGCGTTTGGGGTAATGGCGTAAGTTGCCGCAAAATAGATTTTCGCATTATAGGAAAACAGGTCTGACGCAAGAGTGGTAAAGTATTTTAGAATCTCTTGAGATTTAACGTTCCCCCCGGTGTCTATGTCGGCCTTATAGAGGGCGTGGTCTGCCGCCTGCCCAGAATCAGGAGAAATGTAGCCGCCCTTGGTAATGGCTTGCCCTGTCCAGACGAATTGAAGGTCGGTACCGGTTAGATGCTTTAAAAAGCTCGCAGATATTAAGCATCGTGACGTAACGGCTAATTGCGTTGTATTAACTTTCGCCAACGCGCCGGTATACATCTGAGTCCGAATCTCGGGATTAGTGGCAACCCCAGACTCTTGAAAAGTTGCAACAACCATTAAACGGTCATCAACATCGACCGGAGTTAAAGCAATATGGCTTAAGGTTCTCTCTGTTGAGTTGTGCGCCGCCTCAGATGCCTGGAAGTAAGCTGTTCGGTCTGCTGGCAGGATAGGGGTATTTCTCCCCCTATAGCCCGGAGCCGTGTCCTCCCACTCCTGAAAAACACCACTGGCTTCTTCAAAGTAGTCGAGCCGATAAGAGGCCACCGTTGCCGCCGCGTCATTAATTGGACCGGTGTTAAACCTAAAGACCGAAGCCTTTGGGGTTGCGGTGTCGTCCGTCGTCGAGTTGTCCGTGAACGCTACAGAGAAAAGGGGGTATCTCCCATTAATGTAAAAAGCAGGAGAATTAAAATTAGCCAATGGGGTAGGCGTTAGCGCCGCCGCTATTAATCCGCCGGTGGCGATAGGAACAGCGTGAACACCGTTTATCTCGTCGCCGTAAGTCTGCTTAATGGTGCTTGTCCCTGTGCCGGTCGAGCCAAACACGGCCGTGACCTCATAAACCGTTGCGCTTGGGACACCAGTAACAATGTAGTTTCCATCATATCCGGTTCCCCCGGCAATCGTAACGACATCTTGATACAAGTAGTTATGATTAGCATCGCATACAACCCCGATTTTGCCGCCGCCTCTATCGGTTATAGATGTTACGTCTACCTTGCTTTCATGTCTTTGGCAGTCATTAAAAAGGACAAAAACATAATTGCCCATAGTCACGGCCTGAACCTGCGGGTTCATGTAGTTGCTGTCATTGTTTTGGACATGCGACTTGGCCACAATTATCCCAGACTCGGGGGTAATTCTTGTTTTAGGCACCACCGGGACGTTACTGGCCTCGTCAATTACTCTGGCATAGACATGGAAAACATTATTAGTGGCGAGAAATGGAAGCGATGCGTTGGTGGGGTCTGATTCACTCCATGCTTCTACCCTGAATCCGCTCCCCGATGCTGCCGCCAGTGGACCGCTTGTCATTGACTCGTCATTAAAGACCGTCACATCTTTAAACGTGCTCCCGGTTATGCGCCCTTTGTCTACCCATACCCCATTGCCATTAGTTGAACGAGTATACGCGTTGTTTCCATCAAAGATTAATCTCTCATCTCGATAACTGGCGCACTGAACGGATGCGCCGACAGTATCCGAAGCCCCATTGATAAAACTTGTGTTGGTTAGGCGGGTAAAGCCGTTTCTTTTTTGGACTTGTCCGTTCTTGCTGAATTTGCCATTGTCGCAAGTCTCTAGGCTAGGTGGTGCTAAATGCTTATCAGATGCTTTCTCGTCTAACCCCTTGGTAAACGGAAGCGATATCATTTGTTTCTGCAATGGCATCAAAACACCCACAAATCAATTTCAACGTCGCCACCAGATATAAGAACTAATGTCTTCGTTGGGTCTTTATTGTCATCCTGGAGATCCCAAACCTGCTGGTTCCCCCTTCTTCTTACAACGATAAACCCGAGGGGAGCCCTTTCCAGGCCGTGGTTAATTACGACCGGGGCGGTCCCGATGGTTTCATTTTTTATAAGAACCCCGTCCAAAATAAATGCGTTCTCGATTTGTTTCATTAAGGGCTCTGCGTTGTCTTGTAGCTCCTCAACTATAGGGTCTTCCGTATGTATTCGCTTCCAGGGCTGCATTTAAACCCCCGCGTCATACTGAATAAATTTTATATTCTGCCCCATTATTCGATATCGCATTAAAAAAGCGCCTGGGTCATAGGCGAATCCAACGTCATTCCATCGGTGCCCGATGTCTTGAATTGAGTCAGGAATCCCCGCATCCCTTGGCTCCGCCAAAGAGAGGATTCTCTCTTGCATGATAGCCTTTTCTCTCATTAGCCCTGAGGGGTCCGACTCTTCTCGAATCAGGAGCCGAATTGCGGCGCTTAACGCGATGTAATCGGGCCATCCCTTCACCATCGGGGGGATTATGCTAGAAATGGTATCCGAATCGTTCACCATTAACTGCATCTCGGGGACGTACCAAAGCTCGGCGGTTCCCGATGTTAAAGGGCTAGTCTTAGCCCCGTCTAACGTTTCTAGATTAAAAGGGTGAATAGAAAAGCGGCGACCACCGGCAAGGTAATAAACGCGCTTCGCTTTATAGAAGTCAGAAGGGAGAGCATAGTTTTCTGTCCCTGCAACTAAGGTGATGCTTTGAGTGCTTAAAAAGTAGTCCTCATAAGCATTAACCAGGATGTCGTACATCTCCGAAGCGGCGGAGTTAATGTAATCATTAACTCTCGCCTCAACGGGGAAGTTAGAGCCGGTCATATCGGCGTAGTCTAACGCTCGTGCGCGTAAGTCACTCAATGTGGCTGCACTAGCCATTATGACCTCCCCTAAACTATATTAAACTGCTGGCATCAGAATTCGCACGTTGTAGATAGGTGCCTTGCAGCCCAAGTTTCCTCGGAACGCAAGCCGCGCTTCTACTGAATCTGCCGTGGCAGAACGCAAAATTCGGTTACCATCAAGATTTAAGAACTTCACCGGCTCACCTAGAGTCGCTAAAATCCACTTATCCATTTCAAGCATGTAGCCACTTTCGGCGGGGCACTTGTTTGCGGCTACGACGTTAATCGCGCCAGTATCACCCTGGATGGCTACAGAACGAAAACCAATGTCGGAGACTAGCCCTTTGTGGGTAGTCGCATTCACGGTTT